GCACCCTGCAGACTAAATGCAGTTCCAAATAATCAACGCCTGACGATAGCAGGCGTTTTTTTTCGACTGCGATTTTGCGCCATGCCCTGCGTCGACATGCGTCATCGTGCATTCGACAGTAACGCTTTAAATAATAAAGATTTGCCAAAGAGCTTGACCATGTTGGAAACATGAACAAATTTTAAAGCAAACTGCGGTTTTGCATGGGCTAGGGGGAGATAAGGCCACCCCCCTAGCCCAAAGCAAAAGCATATTTTTTGTTAGCGTCGATCAAGGGGCATTCATAACAGTTCGATGAGGCCGAACTGTTACAAAGCTTCCCCTTGACGTAATTATCGTTCTCGAATTTCAGCAAAAAATCAAACAAACGAATAAAAATCGGTCGGCGGGCTGTCCGTGCGTCCTCGCTTCGCTGCGGGCGCGCGGGCAGTCCGGCGACTGCATTCAGCTGCGGTGGTTAGATCGTCTGTGCTTCGAGGAAAACGAGGATTTCGGATTGCTGGATTTGCCGATCATGGCCAAGCAACCAGCCGAGAAAAGGCAAACGGTTGTCCGTTGCGTTTTGCTGATCGTCCTGGAGGCCGGCGAGTATGACGACCTCACCGGTTTTCAGGGAAAGGACTGTGTTGACCGAGCGTTTTATCAGCGTGGGCGAACCGTTGACGCCTGTTTTGGTTATCACGAAGTTGCTTAATTCCTGATGTAAATCGACCTCGATCATGTCCTGACGGATCTGTGGCAAGGCGGACAAGATAATGCCTGATTGCTTGTATTCAATCGACTGGACCGGATTACCTGTCCGGTCCAGCTGCGCAGTGCCCAAGACAGGCACATCCTGCCCGACGTTGAAAACAGCTTTAGAGCCGTTTTTTACCCTTACCCGAGGCCTCGATATGGATTTGAACCTCGAATCGGCATCCAGCGCCGATAACACGGCATCCAGGCTACCCGTCTTGATGTTGATGGCCGTACCGTCCAAGACATTACCGGCAATGGTCAAACCGAGCTTGCCGCCGAGGATCGACGCGGCCAGCTTGAAGGCGGAGGCCTTCGACTCGTTAATATTGACCTCATACACGGCAACCTTAAGCAAGACTTCACCAGCTTGAGTATCCAAGTCAGAAAGCAGCTTTTGCACTTTCACAATTTCCTTGCTAGAAACAGCAAAAGCGATTTGATCGACTTCAGACCGATCAATCTGACCATAAACGCTTGACGGGTCGACATTAACGGGCTGGGCGTTTTGATCCATGCTCGACTGTTGAACGTTTTGAACAGGCTGCACACTGTCCGGCTGCGATCGAATCGAACGGGACAACACCGAACGAGCACCTGTGATGCTTTGCACAACATCGGCGAGATATTGAGCCGAACGGAAACGAGGCTTATAAACGATCAATTCCTGTTCCTCGGCCTGATCTTGTTTGTCTACCCAGACCACACCATCACGAAAACGAACAACGAACCCGGCAGACTCGGCCAACTGGCGGACGGCAGCGGTTGCCTTTTTCGGTTCCAGATCATGCAGGTCAACCGAGTAAAGCTTCTGCGCCTGAAGCAATTCAGGACAAAATACGAATGACTGTTTTGTAATCTCAGTATAGGCAACGCGAAGCAGATCGACAAGGCGGATATCTTCAAAAACCATTGAAACCTTGTCAGCAGCGAAGGTAGGAGCAGCCAAGAAGCACAGGAAGAGAAGAAATTTTTTCATTTTGGAATGACAGAGGGGCCAGATTTTACAGTCGAAATCCAGTCGGCAGCGACCGAGCCATCAGGTAAAACGACCTCAACGCTTAAAGCGGAAACCTTGATATTCGGTGGATTGTGCAAGACTCGAGAGCGCTGACCGTCAGTTAATAACACAGTGAGACCGGAAGCCGCGCGGTAATGACCGACCACCCGCCAATCCGCAGCAGCTGGCGACGATGCAGCCAGTACAGGTGTCGACGATGGAGACTTCGAGCCATTGGCAGCCACCGGTAAATCCTTCGGTGTCGGATGAAAAAAGCCGTAGATGTACCAAGCCGCAAAACCGAACACGACCAAGCCAACTGGAATCAAAAAACGAAAAAGCACACCGCGCAAAAGATTGCCACGCTTGTCAATACTTTCCTCGACACCGGGCGCATCACCTTCTTTTTTTTGCGAGTGCGATTTATACAGGTCAAAGAATTTAGGATCATAGGAGCGCAAGAACTGACGAAACGGCGTTTTAAGAATTCGCGACTTTTGGAAAATATCTACTCGATATTTCGACGTGCTACCAATCGCAGTTAGCTTCGTCATCCTGTAAGTTTCTTCGACGACACCGCGAACCTTGCGCGATATGTCCATCACGTCCTGCGTGATTAAAGCAACTTCACAGGAAAGACCAGTTTTCGGATGCGTGAACTGCCGATGCATACGGAAAAAATTCATGACCCGGTCAGGCATCTTGCGATCCCCGAAGCCTTCCCAGAACCGCCAAATCTCATCAAGTGCAACCAGGTCGCCAGGCTGGATGAATGAGTCAATGCCCTGCTCCACATCCTTATCAGTGCGCCAGAATTCAGGCTTTAAGACATCTTCATGGGAGACCTGGACAAGTTGACCGATTTTTTGTTCTGGGACGCCCTGCTCCAACAGCAGCTTTTTGAATTCGTCGAAATTCAGGCCGGCAATGTTCGAAACGACACGGCGACCAGCAGCGAGCGCGCCAAAAATAACAACCGAAGTAACCTCATAAGTTTTGCCGCTACCCATGATGCCGACATAGGCTTTAATGGCCATGAGGTCTAGCCTATAACCGGCATACGCCGAATGAGGAAACGAGTCACGGCAGCGGAGAGCAAGAGCGGCACACCAAAACCGAGTTGAAAGAAGTCAAGGAAAAACCAAACACCAGATCCGAGGCCGGAAAATGCGCCGGTCAAGCTGGTCGAGCTCACCCACGGCGTGACCATTTCAATTGCTTTTGGCACGAGGAAGGCAAGGACAGCAAAGAGAGCGGAGAAGATCAAAAACTTGACAACTACTTCGCGAAATATCCAAGAAACAATCGGCCATAAAATCGCTTGCATATCAGGCTTTCAAGACAATAAATAAAGCAGCAAGTGTCCACACCACCGTCATAGCCGCCTGAAGGACGGCCCAATTGTCAGTGATCAACTGGCAATGAGAATCGAAGGTATAGGGCGTGCCCCAGGGCGAGACAAACGAGGCGGTAGGACATTGGGAAGAGTGACCGGGCATTGACCAGCCAGTGAGACCAGAAAAGGTATCAGCGAAGTCAGTGTATTGGCCATTGTCCGGGACAGTGGGATCGGTATTCGGCGTGCCCGGATCGGTCAAATCATCGTGCAGCGTGTCGAGCTTGACGTTGACGGTATCCGCAGCTGATTGGGCTTCGTTCGTGCGCGCGTAATCACTGGGAAAAACAACTTGATTTGAAGAAGAAACAGGTTGAGCAACACCGTTGACCACTTGAATAACAGGATTCGTGGAATTATAGCTAGTCACCGCACCGGCGTTATTAATCGTGAAATTCTGGGTAAATTGACGCGTAGATGCGTCGGTAGGATCATAGTATTCATTAGTCGTGGAATGAGAAATAGAACCATCAGGATTAGCACTTGTGGTCGAGGACTGCTTTCCATCGGAGCTTTTCTGGGTAACAGACGACTGACCGGCAATACCAGAAAGATTTGCAGCGGGAATATCGGGATCGCGTAGGTCAAGCTTAAATTTACCATTTTCATCAACGGTAAAACTACTCACACCGTCCGAGGGATATTTAACGGTAGAAGCAGATGTCAAATTGCAATTACCAGAAACAAGGCTGTAGCCGCTTGGACATTGTTTCACTGAGGTGCGAGCATTTAGTGCAGTGTTATATGGGAAAACATTACCGCTAGGAGATGTGTTTGTCCAGTTGACACTTTTTGAACCTGCACTACCAATGGTATTTGTAAAAGAGCAGGTACCACCCAACGATGGACATTTATAAGCAACCCAATCCGCACCAGCAGCGTCAGCGGATGACCTGTAAGGAAGAAAAGTTATATTGGGTAAGACCGCATAATCATAACCATCTGAAGAGACAACGCCCGGATCAGTTGAAGGAGGTTGATTGCCGGGCCAAGAAGGAACAGATTCTGAGACAAGGCCGGGACGAAACGCAACTATCTGACCGGGAAAAAGTTCCTCTGCAATCTTATAAACTGTAAGGCCCACCCCGATGCCAGTTAACCATGGATTAGCTTTTGTCAGCATCGCAGTACCAAGCTCAACGGCAACGCCGACAGCTGGATTATTTAAAGCACCAGTAAGACCGTAGTATTTGCCGTTAATCTGAGCTGTATTGATCGTAATTGCATGAGAGACACTAGAAAAAATAAATGCACAAAGACAAAGCAGCGAGAGAATAAATTTTTTCATTGCAAACCCTCGATCATGGCCCACGCGGAAAGCATGCCGTAAAGGGCAAATATAAGATACCAAGCGTCAACTGTGTTCATGATTTTTTTTAGAATGGGAAACTGTGCGCACAGATTCCCATATCAAGATCAATTAACCGCCGCGAACAGCAGAGATAACCATCTTTGCGCCTTTCCAGGCAATGTAAACCACAATCAAGGCCGCAGCAGCACCAAGAACAGCAGTCGTGACCGTGCCAAAATCAATGGCAGCAGTCAAAGTACTCAGATCAGGGCCAACGGCATATGACGAAGAAGCAATTAAAGCCGAACCGCCAAGAACAGAAGATTTCACAAAGTTTTTTGCATTATTAAACATAGTATTACCTCTATAAATTTGTCTGGAAACCGCCAGACCGGAAACGGCAACAAGCCGAATTCTTAAAATTTCCGCACCGCTTCAAGGATCAAGCCGATATTTTTAGCGAAATACCAAGTACCAGCCACGCCGAGAAAGAAGAAAGCGAAAACACCACCTGCAGCTGCTGGATTAAATTCAGCCACATCAACCGGATCACAGGATGCCAGCTGCATCGATCCCGTTATCGTAGTCATCGTGCCCGCCGGAAGAGCCTGATTAACAAGCTCGTAAGTAAGGACGCCAGCCGCCGAGATTGAGGAGGAAGAAAAAGAGACAATCCCCGCATCACCAAGTAAAGGGAACGCGTTGTTGAACGCGCCCAGAGCTTCGGTTTCTGTTGCATAACAATGTCCGGCGTATGCGGTTTGCATGATTCAGATGGGAGTAAAACCGTAGCAGGTCAACTGAATTTGACGAACGGTAGCAATAACGCCGCCGTTCTCTTCTGTTGGCTTGGTTTCCCAATCAGCCGCAAACGTCGACGAATCAGAGACACCAGAAAGAACCTCTCCGACTTTTCCAATATCCGAATCTGTCAAAATGTCATAAGGCCGAGGAAAAGAAAATTCATCAGCACCTTGCATCAAAATTCGTGTGCGATACCAAGTTTTTTTATCCTTGCTTTGAAACTTTTCAACAAAACGAACTTTTCCATAAATGAAAATTTGCCCCGGCTTCACATTCACAGAACGTTCAGCAAGTACTTTTTGATCAATAGCCATGTCATCACCTTTTAGAAAAATTAAGCTGCTTTAAGAAGTCCCCATTCAACGGGGCATTGATTAAATACCGACCTCGACGAGACCGGTAAACGACACAACCGAAGATTGCCCCGCAGCGGGGCGAAATCACGCGGTAATGCAGTTTCGTTGGCGACAATCACCACATCAGATGAGAGCCAAGAGATACCCGCATCAACGAGTCGGCGACGATTCACATAAAACTGTGAACGGCCATACTCAACGCGAATAACTTCCTCGCCTCTTGTCGCAAGCTGAAGCCAGAAGGAAAAAAGACCATTGGCCGAACGCTTTCCATAGAATTTATTAAGCCTAGCCTTTACTTGATCATGAGTTCGCACAGTTTCCATTTCGCTTTTTCCTTCTCGCAATAATTTGAATATTTCATCGTCATAGATTTTTTTCAGATATTCGTCACTTACTTCTGACACGAGCGGAAAATGACCGAAGTCATAAGCCAGTTTTTCCGCATTAACCTGAACCTCACTTCTCAATCTGTTATCGGCAAGCCGCTGTAATGCCTTGATCTTCTTCTCGACCCATTTATCAAAATCGCCCACGTCCCCATGCTCTTGACCACGAAACAAGTTATTCTTTTCGAGATAGTCGGCCCTCTGCTTTTGCTGGTAAAAGCTCAAGGCCTTACGCAGCCGTGCAACCTCGTGAACTTTAAACTCAGCGCCTTTGTGATAAATGCGCAGCGTGGTGAACGATCCGGGAAAATGCACGGCATTCAATCCATACTTGGCCGACTTGGTGGAACGGCGCGGAAACTTGCAATGCGAAATGCCACGGAAGAATTCAGCAATAGCAGCAGGAGTCAAAGCAAAGACTTCCGCCCAATCGACCCGGCGAACCTGCCAACGATGAGCCGATGGTAAAGATTCCTGATCCAGACCGAACAACTCACCCAAAAGATCAACAAAAAGGCGGCAGCGCTCAGAAAAATCTTCCACCTGGCCGTAAACGTTTTGACCATAAAAAACTTTGTGCAGCGATGCCTCGACCAAGATATAAGGTTCACATTCGACTTGTTCGACTCGGCCAGACGGCCCGACAACCCAATCTTTGCGCATTACGTTGAAACTAATTCTGGAATCCCACGAGCCTTCAAGCTGGCCATTGGTGATTGAGTAGAGTTCTTCACCTGTAGAAAGGTCAACGCCGGTCTTAAGGATGGTTTGATTGTGGAGAAAATCGGCGAGTCCTTCATCGATGGTTGGAGACCGTAATTTCACCGTATCAATACCCATATTCAGGAATCCCGAAAATCCGGTAAACCGGACTGATCTGCGGTGCTACACCGCTGCAGATCAAAAAACAGAGGGTTTTTTTTATCCGAAAAATCAAAAGAAACGGCATAAGAAAAAAGAGTAAAAATATCTGAAACAGGACGATTCAGAAATTCAGAAAGTGCCAACGGTGAAACCTCTTGAAAAGTATTTAAGAAAAGTTCAAAAAAATCTTCTTGATTCAAAGTTGTCATCTGCTTTCCCCAATCACAGGTTAGGATGGTGGCCAAGCCTGTGACTCGGCCACCGAATGCCCCTTTCAGGACAGCTATATTTCTATAGCTGTTCTATTTATAGCGGCATTTCTATAGCGTTGTCAAGCTATATTTTTGAAGCTATGATTAAAGGGTGAAAACCGAAGAAGGAAAAGCCATGAAACCCGCCGAATATCTGGACGCAGCAAAGACAGCGTTAGCCCTTAAAACAGACTACGAGTTAGCTAAATCCGTGGGAATTACCACCGCCGAAGTGTCACAAACCAAACACGAAAAGCGCCTAATGCCACAACCCCTCATCGAGGCCGTAGCAAAGGCGCTTAAACTTGAATTTGGATATGTTTATCTGGACTTGAAGCGGCAGCGCAAAAGCAGGGCGAACACATTAAAAGTGTCAACCACTGCCCCGAAAGGCGCACCAGCACAGGAAAAGGACAAGCAAGGAATTTGCATTATGTCAAATGTCCGATGGGCTATTATGCAAATAGCATCCTTTGTGCGTAGTACGTTCTCAGCCGATCCGATGCGTTACGGTTTCGCGGGTTTGTAAGCACCCTGCAGACTAAATGCA